TCTCGGGATTATAGTCGAACAGTTCGCACGCTTCTTCCTGCGTCATCATTTCAATAGACATCATAGCTGTATATGCTTAGCGCCGGCACGATGCGCAGCGAGGCTTTCTCAATATCGCGCTGTGCCGCGCGCTGGAAGCTTTCTTTAGCGCGAACCGCGAGCTCGTCCATGCGCTGCGGCGCGTAGAGCTCGGCTAGCTTGAACGCGAGCGCCGCGACGTAAGCCTCGATGAAACGGTACGGCACCTCTGGCGTTAGGCCATTGGGCACGCTGGCATCCTGCAGCTGCCGCGCGCGATAGAAGTGCAGCGTGTACGGGCCTTGATCGTCGGGCGGTTGCCAAAGCGTGATCTGCGGCTGGATCTGATGGTCAAACCAATAAAGGGTCGGCTTACCCGGACTTACCTTATCGGGGAAGCTGGCATAGGTGTCACGGTCAACGCTGACGATGATGCGGTCCTTTATCTCCGGCGATCCGGTGGAAATATAGGCCGCCATTATCATGACGGTGGTCGGATCGATATCGTAGGTGGCTACGCCTGGCAGGAGCGTGATGCTCTGCAAGTCGACGGTCCACAGATTGACCTGCTCATTTGCCCAATCAACTTGTAAGAGATTCGCGGCCATAGCCGCGTCGGTGAGATGGTCGACGCTTAATGCGGTGCGACGTATCTGACAGCGCCCGTACGCGGCGATAACGACATCAGCGAGCGCCGGGCTCCAGGTATAGGTTGAGCTCGCTGCCATTGCATTTACTGCGTGCCTTGCGCGACCTTGAACTCGATGTTGCCGCCGGTGAGCGCGGTGACGTTACAGCGCACTGCTGCGCGCGGAGAAGTGTAGGAAATATTTCCGCTTGCTGTGGTGCCCGGCGGCAGACTTCCTGCATCTGATGTCCAACGCACGCTCGCGGTCGGCGTCGTCATGATGTTGTCGAGCGTGTACTCGACGCCATAAGTCGCCGTGGCGCCGGAGACGATGACGACCTGCACCGTCGCATTGAACGGATTGGCTAGCCAATCGAGAGCAACCGGAGTTGCAGCGCCGGTAGTGGTGATGACTTGGTTAACCAGGTTCACGGGTCTTCCCTAAGGTAGAGAGGCCAGGTCACGGCAAGAGGGCGGTTTTTGATCGTGTTTCTCCTGGCCTCCCTAGTTACCCGGCTATTTGATGCCGGGGTATTTCGCATGCACCTTGCGCTTGATAGTCGCAAGCTCTGCCGGCGAAGCGTGTTGGGCGCCGCGCGCGAGCGCGTTGCGGGCGCGGTTAGGCGTGTCGATCGGATAAGAGCCTGGGCCTTTGCCGCCGGCGCCGGTACCTTTGCCAGGCAGTGCAAAGTCGGACGACGGCAGCGCCTTGCGCTGCGCGGTGGTGATGTGGCCGCCAGCTTTCAAGGCTGGCACCTCGCCGCCATCGGCTTTGCGATACTTGGCGTAGGTTTCCGCCAGGTTAGCCTCACGCCGGATCTTCGGATTGCTGCTGTGTGTCGCTTTGGCGATGCGCGCAGCGCCGATCTTTTGTCCTTCGGGGACACCCAATGATCGATGCAGGCCGCCTTTAGAGGTTTCCTTTGAGACCTGCTCGAGCGCGCCGCCTTTGGCGTAACCGGACACCCAACCACCGCGGCGATAGTGCGGCGCCCGATCGGCACGACCTGGCGAGGTATTGCCGGTTACCTTGCTGTGGAAGGTATTGCTTTTGACTCTTTTGGGCTTGGGTGGCCAGCGCGGTGGAGGGCCGGTTTTGATCGTCTCTGCCGGCACGCCGACAAAGTCGTCTTTGAGGTCGCGTGCGGCGTTACCGAGCGGACCGCCTGCGGAAGTTCCACCTCCCCGTTGCCGCCGTGCCATCCATAGCTCCCTCAGAAGGTCGCGTAGTGGGTCGCGCCGAGCAGGCCTGCGACGGTGGCGAGGTTCGCCGGCGGGACCATCTGTGTGACGATGAGCCGTTTGCTCCCGTCGGAAGCCGACTGCACGGCATAGGTGCCGCGCGGATCGCCAGTCGTCGCGCTGGGCGTGGTCTGATCTCCTGCGAGATAGCCCGTCGACGCCGAGATCAGCGCGTTGTTCCAATAGATCGTGAGATAAGGCCCGGCAAAAACATCGCTACGCAGTGGGAAGCCGAACACGTCACCGGTGCCGACGCTGGCGCCAGTGCAAGCGGCACTCACGGCGACACTCTGCACGTATTTGAAGGCTTTCTTGCCAGCGACCGTATTGGCGTTGGCAACAGCGGTTTCCGTGATGGGCTGGCCATAGGCATCGAAGCCAAGCGCGGTGAAGGTAATATTGGACGCTGTCGTGGTGGTATAGCGCAGGACGCGGCCGGCGCTTTTAGCCGGGTCCCAGATTTGCACGGTGCCGATCGAGCCGTAGGAGATGCGGCCGCCGCCGCCATCGATCGCCAAGAGGTTCGACGCCAGCTGATTGTTGTCCATGCGCGAGACGGACTGGCCGACGGTGATGCCGGCGCCCGTAACCGAGACCAGCGTGAGGTTGCCAGCTCCGGCAGGGGCCTGCACGGCGGCGATATTGGCCACGGCGAGCACCGCAGGCGCAAAGTCCACCGTGATGAACGGCGTGCCGGCGATCCAGCCGGCAACATAGGAGCTCTCCGACTGTCCCGGCTGGTAGGTAGCCGGTGGACGCGGATCGAGCAGGCCATAGTTCTGCAGGAACAAGTTCGGCGCTGCCTGCGAGTTGTAATCGGTCGGTGGTGTGCCCTGCCCGTAGACAACGAGCGGGCCAGTCATTGCCGTGATGCCCATGAGCTATGGCCCTCCATCGTTGGCAAAGTCGCCGTGAAGCTCGCGCGCGGCGGCAAAGGCGAGCACTTCGCGCAATCGCTCGACCGTTAGTCCCAGTTTTTTATCAACAGGCTTCATAGCTGGCCTATTATTTTAGTAGGATTTCACGAGGTGGGAAATGTTCCGTATACCCCCCTCCAATCAAAATAACTGAAGGCGTACCGCTCCCTTCCCTTGACCTTTAGGTTATCTGTATCGAAGTCCACATACATATCCATTTCAAAAGGTACGCGATCATAATAGATCAGCCCCCTTTTATCGGTTTTGACAAACCAGGCAAAGTTAGAGGTTAGAAACTCATTAACCATAAAGTCCCTTAAACCTCCGCCGACATGTTGGATAGCATTTATGTCATTGTCGTTGGTTCCCGGTCTTAAAGTCGTTCGAAGTAACCGGACGGCTACCGGCTCCAAAGCTGCGGGTATAAGTAATAGGTCCGCGCGCGCGACAATCTTAATGCCGCGCTCATCGACCCAGTTATTTCTGATTGTCGTCATTGCCGTGAGCAAGGTCGACTCATTAAGGTCAACCTCGACGGTCGGCTTGTTGGCTACGGTGCCGGTGTCGATGGGGTGGCTAGTAGCAAACAGTGCGACGTTATCGCCGCCGATGCTTTGGTCGTATACGTTACCTAAATTGAAAATATTGGCAGCATAGATCTCTTTGGTAGTAGCAAATACGTCCTGCAAACCCAGGTTACTCGGGTTAAACTCCGCCTTATATTGGTTATCTTCCACGGCTTTCCTGGTGATGATATAACCGAGACTTAGCTCTCGCATCTCCGCGCTATACATCCAGCGCTCACCAGCTCGGTCATCGTAATAGGTCATAGCGCCTTCGTTCTTTTCTCGTGCAAGTGGCAGGTAAGCCATTTGCGTGCGACGCTCGAGTGCCATCTTGCTCGTGCGCTTTTCGAAAAGCCTTGACCACTTTGTCTCGATCTTTCGGTAACGACCTTCGACCGCGGCCAAGCCGGGGAAAAGCTCGTTCTTGATGCTCGCAAGATTGATAGCCATGGCTTACCCCTTAGATGCCGGCAAACTGCCGCAGGAACTGATCGTTCCACGCCACCTCAACGATGTTGTTCGCGGAGGTCGCGTCATAACCGTTTTCGACGAAGCGGGTGTTGTTTCCGAGCGCGACCACGCGGAACGGGAACGTCGCTGTCACCGCCATGGTGGCTTGATTGATGGCCCATTTGGATTGGCCGGTAGTGCTGGAGGTGACCACCACATCGGCGTTTTGTCCGAGATCGGCAAAGGCGACCGGCGACGCGCCGGTTGACTGCACCTCGAACACGACCAGCGGATCATCGACGATGAACACATCGATGTCGCCGATGGCACCGGAGCCGGGCCAGTAGTTGCTCCAGATGTTGTATCCCAAGGCACTCGACAGGTAATGACAGCCTTGGAAAATCCCGCGCCACAGATGCGTGGTGATGCCGGCAGCGGCAACCGTCACGTAACCGGAGGCCTGGCTTTGCACTCCATCACCGCGGTTCAACGGGTTAGTATCGCCGTTGGCGACTTTCAATTGCGTGAGATTGCCCGACCAGGCTCCGCCGTCGATGCGGCGGATGGGCTTAAAACCGAAACGTGCGTCTACGTTCGCCATAGCGGCGGCTCCCCTGTCTAGGGTTGCCGGCGTCTGGCGAGCTCCGCCTTGGTCCGGTGAGATTTAGCGCGTACCCGAGCTCCGGGTGCCGACCCCGAGTTACTCGGGGATTTCGATCGCCTCGCGTGCAGAACGGTCAGCGAGCACCAAGCGAGGCGCTTGGCCTTCCGGCGTAGTCTTCATCACCTGTCTATGCATTTGCAGGGTGCGACTCGCCTTGTCGTATTCTTCCTGTCTCGCCTGCACTGTCAAGCGCATAGGCCTTTCCATCAGGATCATGTCCTTGACTCTGACGGGGCCTTCGGTGCCGGGCGGCGCAAAGCGACCAGGGAAGTCCGAGTGCTGCACCGCGCGCCAGCCTTGGCGCTGATTGGTCAGCCACTCGGAAAAATTTTGCTCGCCATGAACTTCCCATCTTTTCCAATTGAAATCGATCTCGTTGTGGGCGTTCTTGGGATCGCCGCCGGTCGGCGCGTAGATAGAGTAGATATCGGTGATGTCGAACGGATTGATGGCGGCGTCGCCGGTCATTTGTCGGCTGCGGCCATCATCCCTGATGCGCAGCTGGCTGCGCTCTTCAGCGCGCAGCGCCTCGCGCGGCTGAGGATCGTCGGTGCGCGGGTTATCCCGCACTGGGCTCGGGATCTTGTCCAGCATCTTCGATCTCCTTAGGTTTCATCTCTTCCATCCCAAACACCCAGGCCGGGACGCGGGAGCGTTTCAGCTCCTCGATTTGCCCTCGCAGGCGGTTGATCTCCGCGTACAGCGCCTCGATCTCGTCGGCGGTTTCCTCGCGTGACGGAGGTTCTCGCGACGTGTCGCGCAGCCATCCGGCCAAGCCAACGATTTCAAGCTCGCTCATGTAACCTTACCCACCACCGGGTATAGAGGACCAAGATTGCCAGCGGGATGGTGACTGCGAGGACATCCATCATGTGATCGGCGTCATGCGCCCTTCTTTGATCAGGCGGACGTAGTTTCTTGCCCACTCTTGCGGAGTGACACCTTGTTCTTCGGCCAATTGCCGCATCTTTGGCGTCATCACGAAGGTGCCATCCGCCCGCATGCCGTTTGCCGGCAGCGGATTGCCGCGTGCAACGGGTGCAGCGTAGCCGCCGTCGGCCCGAGGAGCGCTTCCGTTGCCGATCAGGCTTTCGATGTGCTGGAAGTAGCCAGCCGTATCGACGGAGTGCCCGGCGTCAAGCGCTTTTTCGTGTGCCTCGATCGCGCCGCGCATCAATGAGCCGTCCCCACGCACGAGCTCGGGGTGTCGGCGTATGAAAGCTTGGGTTTCCGGGGTTCTGCCCCGCGTCGCCAGCTGCATCTTGCGTTCCGCAGGGTCATTGGACAGCTGCGGCCGCTGCTGTGCTTGGGCGCGCTGCTGCGCGGCTGCTTGCGCTTGCTGTGCTGCGATATATTGCTGTTGCTGCGCCTGATATTGCTGCTGCGCGAGCAGGCGCTGGCGTTCCTGGGTGGCAGCGTTCTTCTGGTTCTCAAAGCTTGCAAGCTGGCCGCCTAGATGGCTCATCCGCTTGTTGATCTCCGAGACAGTCTTCCAGTCGCCGTCGTTGTAGGCCGACTCTTGCCTGGCCCCCAGAGCATCCATCTGCTCTTGCGCGCTGTGGATCTGGTGCTCGAAGAAAAGCTCATAGGTGGAAACGCCGCGGCGTTCGGCCTCCTGGGCAAAGGCAACGGCCTGATCGCGTTCTTGCGCTAGTCGTCGGTTGTCGGCGATGGTGCGCGCGCGCGCTTGCCGTTCAGCGTTGACCTGGCGCTCGAGGTCGCCCATGGCGACTTCCGGAGCCAACGGCGGAGAAGGCACGCGCGGCAGCGATGCTTGGCCGGGACCGGGGACCGGCGGCGGCTTTTCCGGCGCCTGTTGCGCCTTGATCTCATCGTCGCGTTTGACTTCTTCCGGCTTTTTCTCGTCCTCTTCCTCCTTGTTGAGATCGACGACGAGGTTCTCGTCCTCTTCGGCCATCGCTATCTCCCTAGTATACTAACCGCGGATCTTTCAGCCGCGCGATGACGCTGACGTCCTTCAAGATCCGACAGTGGATGCGGTTGATCGTGAACTGGCGATTGTCGCGGATATCGTATTGCGCCCAATCGCCGATATTGAGGTTCTGGCCTTTGAAAAAGACGCCCAGCTCCGGACAATCGACGAAAGCAAGCGGACCTTTGGCGACGACCAAGCCTACCTTTCCTTGGCTTATGGCTTCGGCCTGGGTTATCTGCGGCAGATGGATCTTGGTGCCGCCGGGCAGGATCTGAAATGCCGGCAGGTAATAGGTCGCGGTAATTACCACATTGTGGAAAAACTCCGCGTTATCCATCCAGAGCTCGCAACGGCTGAGCATAAAAGCCTTGGGATCGGCGGCATACTCTTCTTCTTCTTCCTCATTGCGCCAGGGCGTCGCCGGCGCCTGCGTCATGGTAGCGACGCTGGGACCGGAGATAAGCTCATGATGTGGCACAGGCGACAGCATCAGTTCATCATCCTATCGCTGACCTCTCTGGGCTCGTCAGATCCTTCGTTCATACGCCGCGCGACTTGGCGCATCAAGTTGAGGCATCCCTCATAACCCTGGATGATACCTTCGGTCCTATTGAAGGTATCCCAGTTTTGGCTGGTGCGGATAGTGCGATAAAGGCCTGGGGCTTTATCGTCCCCGGCGAGGACCTTTCTGATAGCCTGCTCGAGCTGAGCGGCAAAGGTTACGTCGTCGGGGTGGACGACCATCAAAGCTCCGTATCGGCCGGGACTTTTGCTGCCATTTTGGCTTTAGCGAGGCGACCGAGGCCGCCAGCGGCGCTGCCGGGCATCTTTGGTCCGCGCCCTGACTGCGGGCCTACGCCGCCGACATGGCCGCCGCGCTGTCTAAAGCCGGCACCTTGTTGGCGATACTTTGAGGCAATAAGCCCTGGATCCTTAGAGGTTTGCTTTGTTGGGACAAAGCCGCCGGCAGCGCGCTTACCTTTGTCCTCTTTGGCCTCCAGCTTCTTGAACTCGCTGTGGATAAGCTTTTTGTC